GTTCAAGGGCGGCTAAGTAGCAGGGACATTTACGGCGGTTACTATTGGAAGAGCACCGCCAAGGCATTGCGGCATGAAAGTCGTTAAGGTCTACGGCGCACTCCGCAAAAAGCTGGGGCAGTGCCGTTTTGAGTTTGAAGCCGAGACACCAGCCCAGGCACTTAAGGCGCTGTGCGCCAATTTTCCTTGGCTGACGAAATGGCTGCTGGATAGCGAGCGCGATGGCGTCAGCTACCGAGTGACGATTGGCAAGGAAAAGCTGAGCGACCAAACGGCTGGTGCGTTGGCGCTGCCCTGGAGTGAAAAGGAAGTTTTCAGCATTACGCCGATAGTTGCTGGTGCAGGACGTGGTGCGGCGCAGATTGGGATTGGTATAGGTCTCGTCCTATTTGCAGTCGTTACAGCAGGTGCAGGCGCTGGATTTTTAGGCGCCGGATTAGGCGCCACTGCTCCTGCTTTTACTTTGGGCGCAACGGCTTCTACTGTTATCGGCAGCATCGGCGCTTCGCTTATCCTTGGCGGCATTGCCCAAGCACTTTCACCCACGCCCCAAATCAGCTCACTGGAACGCGGAAAAGAAGCAGCACGACTGGAATCCTTTAGCTTTAGCGGGGTCGTTAACACCAGCCAGCAGGGCTTGCCAGTGCCCATCGCCTACGGGCGTGTTTTTACTGGTTCCGGTGTAATTTCCAGCGCCCTTGACGTTGATCAACTGAAATGACTGAACTTCGCGGTGCTGGTGGTGGCGGCGGATGTTTTCTGGGTCACGTCCCAGTTGCAACGCCTGATGGCAGGCGTCGTATTGACGAGCTAAAGCCCGGCGATCAAGTCCTTAGTTTTGACGATCAAGGCGCAATCCATTCCGCCACGATCCTTAAAGTTCACGAGCACGAAAACGAGAAGGTCACCCGTTACAAGCTTTGGGGCGGCGAATACCTTGACGCGACACCAAACCACTGGGTTCTCAACCAGTTAAATGCTTTCGTTGAGATCGGGACGCTAGGTGCAGACGATTGCCTAGTTGACTGGAATAACCACCTTCGCCCGATTGTCGGCAAGGAAGATTTAGGCACTGGAACGGTCTACAACCTTACGGTCGAAGGTCACCACACCTTCATTGCTGGTGGCATCCGTGTTCACAACGCTGGTCTAGGTCTGGGCATCGCCGGTTCAGGCGGCGGTCCCATCGGTATCAGCAAAGGCGGCGGCGGTGGTGGTCACACACCATCAGAAGCAGCCGACAGCCTGCAGTCAGTTCAATTTGCCACTGTCCTTGACCTGATTTCTGAAGGTGAAATTCAAGGCATTGAAGACAGCCTGAAAGGCATCTACCTAGATGGCACTCCAATTCAATCCCCTTCTGGGACTGATAATTTTCAGGGTTACACCGTCACCACCCGCAACGGCACCCAGTCGCAAGCCTATATCTCCGGTCTAAATGGCACTGAGCGCGAAAAGCTCATAAACACTGAGTTCACTAACGCCTTCCCAGTAACGCGCCAAATCACCGACGCAGATATTGACCGGTTAAGAATTACGGTTCAGCTTCCTGCTCTACAAAAGTTCCAAGACAACGGCGATATCACATCTAGTTCTGTTCAAATTAAGGCGCAGGTTCAGTACAACGGCGGCGGCTTCACTGACGTTTTTACCGACACGATCAGCGGCAAAAGCAGCAACGTCTATAAGCGCGACTACATGATCGAGCTGACTGGGGCGTTCCCAGTCGATGTGCGCCTGGTGCGTGTCAGCGCTGACCCAAGCAGTGCTCGAACGCAAAACGATACCTACTGGTACAGCTACACCGAAATTATTGATGAGCGTCTGCGCTATCCCAACAGTGCGCTGGCGTTTCTGCGTTTTGACTCGCGTCAGTTCAGCGGCATTCCAAGCCGTAAGTATTTGGTTCGCGGCATCAAGGTCAAGATCCCGAGCAACGCGACGGTCGATACCACTACCTATCCCGGCAGGATTACCTATTCGGGCGTGTGGGATGGGACGTTTCAGGCTGCAACCTGGACCAACGATCCAGCCTGGTGTTTATACGACCTGCTAATCAATACCCGTTACGGGGCATCAATCCCTGAGTCGTCATTAGATCGCTACGACTTCTATTCGATCAGCCAGTATTGCAATGCTTTGGTCAGCGACGGCAAGGGCGGTCAAGAGCCACGTTTTAGCTGCAACCTGCTGCTAAATAGCCGAGACGAAGTGTATAACGTCATCCAAGAGATGACCAGTTTGTTCCGTGGCATTGCTTACTACGGCGCAGGCTCGCTTGTACTCCAGCAGGACAAGCCAAGCGACTCTCAATATCTGCTTGGTCCGAGCAATGTTGTAGACGGCATCTTCAATTATTCGGGCACATCACAGAAGGCGCGGCACACCACCGCAACGGTCGCTTACCAGGAATATGACACCCAAGGCGAAGTCGCCTACGAATACGTCGAAGACCAGGACGCCGTTGCCAAATACGGCATTATCAATAAGGACATCAAGGCGCTGGGCTGCTACAGCCAAGGTCAGGCGCACCGTGCCGGTAAGTGGGCGCTGCTGTCCGAGCAAAACCTGACTGAAACGGTCACATTCTCGGTGTCGATTGATAGCGGCATCATTCTGCGCCCTGGAATGGTGATCGACGTTGCTGATCCGCTCCGTGGTGGTACACGCCGCAGTGGTCGCGTCAACAGCGCAACAACCACCGTCATCACGGTTGATAGCGACACCAATCTGTCGGTCAACCTGTCGAACAGCCCAACGCTTTCGGTGATGATGCCCACCGGCTTGGTGGAAACCAAAACCATCAGCAGCATTAGCGGCACCGCAATCACTGTTAGCAGTGCATTTAGCGAAGCACCCAACGCCAACGCTGTTTGGCTGATCCAGACCAGCGACATTGAGTCCCAGCAATTCCGCGTGGTGAACGTTGCTGAAACTGGCGACGGCATCTACGGCGTCACTGCGCTGGCGTACAACGAGTCGATTTATGCGGCGATTGAATCTGATATCAAGCTGCAGCAACGTGATATCTCAAACCTGTCAGCCAAACCTGATGCAGTCAGTGACATCACCGGCAATGAATACTTATATCAAGACGGTCAGAGTGTTTTCACTGCGTTTGATCTGACTTGGCAGCACAACGGACTGCGAACCAACGAATATCGCGTTCAGTATCGGATTGATGACGACAACATCCAAACCGTCACGACAACCAATAAGTCAATCACCCTGAAAGGGCTGCGCGCTGGAACGCTCAAGATACAAATTCAGGCGTACAACTACCTAAACCGCCCAAGCGATACTGCAAGCGCTGAAATTCAATTAGTCGGCAAAACCGCTATCCCATTTGACGTAACGGGGCTGACATTAGAACCAATTAACGCCAATAGTGCTCGTCTCAAATGGCAACAAGCCAGCGAGCTTGACGTAAAAGTTGGCGGTCGCGTCATTATTCGCCATAGCTCATTGACCGATGGCTCTGGGACTTGGAGCAACTCTGTTGACCTGATTGACGCTGTTGCCGGTTCTTCCAGTGAAGCGGTAATACCGCTAGTTGAAGGCGAGATCCTTGTCAAGTTTGAAGATGACGGCGGACGGAGAAGCGAAAATGCGGTCAGCATCTTGGTTGATCTTCCCGATGCACTGGGGCGGCTGATCATTGAGCAACGCCGCGAAGATGCAGATGTCCCGCCGTTCCAAGGCAATAAAACGGATGTGTTTTACAGCGATGAATTTGACGGTTTAGTGCTAGATGGTGACGAAGAGATTGACGACGTTACCGATTTTGATGACATCTCAGCATTTGACTTTACCGGCGATGTCGTACCTACAGGTGAATACGAGTTCGTTAATACGCTGGATCTCGGCAACACCTTTGCGCTTGACCTTGCCCGTTATTTTGTTACTCGCGGTTTCTTCCCTAACGATCTAATCGATTCCCGCACAGGCAACGTTGACACATGGAGTGACTGGGACGGCGACACGATTGACGACGTGAACGCCCGACTGTTCCTGCGCTCAACCACTGATGACCCCGCTGGTACGCCAACCTGGGGCAACTGGCAAGAGTTCAAAAACGGCACCTACCAAGGACGCGGGTTTCAGTTCAAGGTGGAGCTGCAAAGCGCCGATGAT